GGAAGTCCTTACCAGGCTTCCCCCAGAATGGAGCTTTTCATTCTGCTTGTTGTCCTTTTGATTGGCTTGTTCAAATTGCAACAGTGGGTGACTGGGGTTGCTGTCTACTTGGGTAAATGTAAGACAGATTTGGTATATCGTGTTGTAGTGTTAGTAGAGGGTGTCTTGGGGTTAGTCATCAAAAAATGTCAGTGGGCTTGTGATTACCTGCACACGTACCGTAAATTAGTGGAAGAGCATGAGGATGATGTCATTGCTCCCATGTTGTTTAGTTGGATGTGTAATGAGCGTGAAGAGTTCCCTGAGGAAATAATGTATGCAGCGACAGCTGCCGATGAGTGTGTTGTCGAGATTGGCCTCCGTGTTCGTTGCCCCACAAGTGTTGAGTGTGTCGGCCGCATGATTCGTCGTAAGTTAGAGTCGATCAAACTTAGCAAGAGTGAGTGTGAAGATGAGAGTCCTAGACTGAGTCCCTCTGAAATAGCCTACCTGGGTGAGATTGGCACCCAATTTTATTTTAATCCCCCGTACCACGTCAAGGCGGCTACGGGGAAGCTGTCGGGTTTTCAATAGGGGGATTGCTTCGGCTGGAAGGTGTGGAAACAAAGACTGTCCCGTTGGTTGGTCTCCACCCTTCTATAAAGCTGAAGAAAGTGTCTCGTCCCCGAGACCCGCAGAGATGGGCGTTTGCTCTAAGCGCCCCTCGGCCTGAAAACGGATTTTCCGTTCATAATAACAGCCTTAACAATTTAATAAGAGGAATAAATGAGAGAGTGTTCTATACTGATAACAAGGGTACACCACCACAGCGGCCCACACTGGGAGCGTTCGCTGAGTTGAGGTCTTTTGACCAAGACCTGTGCACAGCTTCACGTCTGGTGCCGTGGACACTGGAGGCGTTCGTGGATTCCTATACTGGTCGGCAGTATAATAGGTACAAGCGAGCTGCTGACAGTTTGGCTGCCAAGCCGTTGTCCCGTGATGACGCTACCGTTGCTACATTTATAAAATGTGAGAAGATTAACTTCCTCGCCAAGAAAGATCCAGCCCCACGAATTATTCAACCCCGAGATCCCAGATTTAATGCTGCTATAGGCGTTTATATAAAGCCACTGGAAAAGTTGGTTTACAAAAATCTGGGTAAACTTTACAAACATCCTTGCGTAGCCAAGGGCTTTGATGTGTATCAAACAGGAGACATCATCGCATCCAAATGGAATATGTTTAAGAATCCATGCGCCATATCATTGGACGCTTCAAGGTTCGATCAGCACGTCAGTGTTGCGGCCCTTGAATGGACACACAAGACCTACCTACGCTACAACGATGATAGCGAGTTTAAACGCATGCTCAGCATGATGCTGCGCAATAAAGGACGGGGAATGTGTGCCGATGGAAGAGTCACTTACGAGGTTGATGGATGCAGGATGTCGGGTGACATGGATACTGCGCTTGGTAACTGTTTGCTTATGGTGGCGATGACGTACTCCTATTGCAAGAAATTCGGGATTGACCATGAGGTTATGGACAATGGTGACGACATAGTTGTTATCATGGATTCGTCCAATGAGAGTCTTTTCCGCGATAACGTTGACAAGTACTACCGCGATTTAGGGTTTACTATGAAGGTTGAGCCCACGGTGTATGTGCTTGAGGAGATTGAATTTTGCCAAATGCATCCAGTTTACGATGGAAAGGAGTGGAGGATGGTGCGCAACCCTATTTGTCTTGCTAAGGACTTGGTGTGCACCACAGGCCAAACACAGGTTGACGCCTGGTTGGAAGCGATTGGATTGGGTGGAATTAGTCTCAGTAGTGGGTTGCCGGTTTATCAATCTTTTTACCTAATGCTTGCCAAGTTTGGCAAGAAGAGGAAGAAAAGTAAGATTGAAAAGTGGCATCTTTACGCTGGGTCTGGTTTTGCCCGTCTGGCCGGTTTGACCAAACGGGAACCTGCATTTATTTCCACTGAAGCACGAAACAGCTTTGAGAAAGCGTTCGGGCTCAACTTTAGCAGACAATTTGCGCTAGAAGAACTCTATACCCAGTTACAAAAGGGCCCACTGGGTATTAACCATACGCAATTTGACTGCCTAAAGTCCTCTGAACTTAATTGTGAATTCCTCTTTGAATCATAATGGCTGGAAGAAAAACTAAAAACCAAAATAACCGTAACCAGAGAAGTCCTATGACTGTGGCCCAAAGAAGGGTGCCCAGGCCGGTGGTGAACTTTGACGGATCCACTCTACATGGAACACATTTTGCGAACCGGGATTTATCTGCCCTTAACGTCGCCTCTCACAATATTGTATTTGACTGCTCTAATTCATTCGGTGCAGTGGGAGGTGTTAAGGTTAGGGAGAGTGTATCTCGTGATCTAGGCGGTGTGGTGCAACGCTTCTTGGAATACAGATTTATATCTGCTACCATGAAGTGGGTGCCCCACGTCGCCCCCGGTGTCGTTGATGGTGGTTCCTCGATTACTATAGCATATATAGATAACCCCGAAGCCATGGCGGCTAGAACTACGGCAATAGCCTCAGATGATATTGTTGTGTCCAAGGGCATACGCAATGTCAAAACATTTAATGCCTGGCAAGGGTTTACCTATACTGTTCCGCTAACTCAACGTAGGAAGTGGTTCTCTGTCGATTTAAATACTGATTACACCATCATTTCTAATGTTGCTGAGACAGTCCAAGGCCTCGTTGTATGGGGTATACAAACTCTCTCAGCTGCGGTGGATGTTGGTGCAATGCATACTACGTACACCGTCGAACTGCGTGGATTGAATTCTACAATCTCCACATAGGACTATCTGAACGGAACGACTTACTGGCTGTCGTAAAATGGATCCAGAACTTCGGGATTCTCACCCGCACAAACCTAGAACTCGCTGCCCACGACATGCCCAATACGGCATTTAATAAACGGATAAGCTTCCCGTTTATCGTGGACCTAAGAAATTGTACGCACCCTGGGAAACAGGCTTGACAGGCTGGTGGTTCGGCCGTTGTATGGTGCAATTTCTGGGTTTGTAAGTCTTCTAGTAAGGTGACTCGGACTTTCATTAGTTCGGTTGTTAAAGAGACCTCTCTTTCGAAAGACACCGCAGTGGCTCTGGGTTATCAACTGCCCGTAAAGCTGGCTTGCCAAGACACTAGTCTGATCCCTAGTGTACGTGCTTGATCCTTGAGAGTAGAAAACTCAAGTAAATAAAACAGGGTTTGGCGTTGAGGCCTGTATGCAACTTGCAAGGAGAAG